GTTTTTAAACCTACCCATTAATATATCATCACCGACTTTAATATCTAAATCTGGTGATTCATTTAGATAAGGTTTAACTAACCATTCTGTTAGTTTAGTTTTCATAACTCTCCTACCAAGTTCTACAAGCCCAATATCTTGCCTTATGTTTTGGACCTGGATTGTCACAATTGTGTCTAGCTCTAAAGTTTCTACGCCTTTCTGGGTCATCACGTTTTATATCTAGCTTAGGGTCGCCAAACTTAACTTGTACAATATTGCCTTTGTCATTCTTTACATATACACCAAACTTCTTGTTCTCTCCAGTAAGTCTGCGTGGTTTGTTTAGTTCTACTTTCTTACCTTGATACTCTGCTTTTACTATTCTACTGTCCTCATGGTCTTCTATAAGTCCAAATTCAAAAGCTTCTACTGCACCTGGATGTGGTTTGTAATCACCCTCCATTAACATAGGACCATTCAAGGTTTGCATCCAGTGATAACCTTTAGGTGCTTTTACCTTTAATGTTTTGTCTTCTGCTTTTTTTGTGGATTTGGGATGACCTGCGGGCAATAAATCATAATCCGTGGTGTATTTCGGATTGGAAGGCCTACCTGAGCTTAGTAGTTTTAAAAATGCTTTAACGCGACCTAATGCCCACTGGTCTCGGCTACGAACGCTAGGACGATGGCTGGTCGAAAATGCACCTGCGCCCCTACGGAACACTGCTTTCAATGCTCCCATGTTAGCCTTTTTCCCTTTAGCGTTACCAACTTTCTTGTTGTGTTTGTCTCGATAACCTTCTAATGTTTTAATATTAGCCTCACTTAATTTTATTCCACCACGCTCACCACTAGCCGTGCCTTTTGGATTTCTAGTACTACCTGTCCTTCTCTCACTTGGTTTTGCAGGAGTTTGTGGATGTCGACTTTTTTTTTGAGGAACGCAATTAGGTGTTTTCTTACCGCCTTCATACTTGAAGCCTACCATTTCATATCCTGCCCAGCATGGTTTTTTCTTTAGAACTTCCAATATTCCGTCAAGCTCTTCATTCATTTTACTAAATCTTCTAGCTTGTATTGCCCGTTCTTGATTTACTGCACCTGCTCTAGTTTTATGACATCCTAGTAACTTTCTATCCTTTTTAGCATATAAACAATACTCGCCATTCTTGCGTTCTATTATCTTTTCTACCATGCCTTCTATCTCATCTAGTGTTACTTGCTTTGTCACCCTTACAGGTTCTTCTGCTTTTGCTGCTGCTACTGCGGTCACAGTAGCTTCTGGGTTAGCAGGCTTGTTGCCAACCCATGACACGGACCAAAGAGACAACTCGGAGATGTTGTTGTGGCAGACCTCTCCTTCGCAAACCTTCTCTTGCTTCTCAGCTTCACCCCTAATAGATGAACCGCCCTTGTCACCGTATATCTGCATCTCTTCCCATACTCTATCATGCATAGGAAGCCTGTTGTGTATGCCTACACGTATTTTGACTTTACCGTCTTTTACCTTATATGCAAGAGGTAGGCCCACTGGCATCTCCTCATGCTTGTATGAATAAACGCCATATTTCATGTAGAAATCCATGGCTTCTTTGATTGTCTCTGTTTTAATTTTATCGTTCTGTTTGTCGACGATAGGCGAGCTAATATACGTTTCTAAAACTCTGTCATTATACCATTCAGGTCGATAGACCTTCCACTTAGTATTATCAGCGTCTGCCACGGCCTAACATCCGATATGTGTATATAAGTAAGTATAACTTTCCGGAAACTATATTTTCTTTTGTGCTACTTTAACAACTTCTTTTTCCAGACGTGGTAAATTGTTAATCAACGCAGGTCTTATGTAAGGTTGAGGTGCTTTAAATGGTTGATTCTCAAATACTTTTTTTGCCACTGGAAATGGCAATACTCCACCAACTTCCTCCCATGGAGGAAATGGACTGTAACCGCCATATTCTATTATCGATGCTGCGGGATGCGAAGAAGTAAGCAAAAAATTAACGTTATTGCCTGATGTAGACACACTGCCTACAATACTATTTTCAAGCTGGCCTGTGTCTTTAGGTGCCAACCTTTTTGCATCTTTTTCAATATCATCAATTACATTATTTCCAGCAGTTTCAAGAATGTCTGTCCAATACTCACTTTTTTTATAAAGATTAATTATGTTAACAAACTGACTATCGTCCCATACAAAAGTCATTTGTATTCACGTACATTCTCAACAGAATCATCACCGTATTTGTCTTTCCACTTTTTAGCAATATACTTTTCTGCCTTTTTATAATATGCAACCCTTGCTGCTCTCTCTCTTTGCTCTTTCATAACTCGTGGTGCATTCTTCCATTCTAATTCTGATTGACACTCTTGACAAAATCCTGAACTAAGTACATGAACCGACAACGGACCTCTCAAACACTTCTTACAAGCACTCATGGCTTTATTGCCCCTACTTCTGGTTTAGCATCATCTGGCATGCTTATCTGAGGATTGTCTGGTAACTTAAGGTTGCCGTCTTTGTCAAGCGTTGCCTCTATTCCTACTTTATTTAATACTGTAATTATATTTGCCTTCTGTAACATATTTGCAAGTTGCTGTTGCTCGTTCTTTACATTTATATCTGCAAATCTTATCTTCCAAGTTTCTATGCCCATTATTTTTAACAACGGCTTAAAAAAACCCATCTCAATACATTTTTGCGTTTCTAATATAGTTCTGTCAAATATACTAACTTGCTCCCCTTCTGCATTCAACCCACCTACGCCTGCTGTACTTCCTGTTATAATTGGCATAACGCCATACGCTGCGTTTATGTCGTTGTTAATGCGCTCCATATATGGCAGTGCCATCAACTCATCCATGTTAGGCATAACAGGCACAAACTTAGCTTGTCCTGTTCCTGTGCCTTCACCCCTACTACTTATGATAGGAACAAAGTTCGGATTACGTCTAGTCTCCTCTGCAATATATTCTCCAAGCCTGTTTAATGATTCTTCATCATGACCTGGAATATCTAAGAAACCTTTTGGCGGTCTTTCTAATTTATAAATCTTGTTTTGGAAGTTTTCAATCGCTAATGCTGTTTCGATTTTCTTAGAAAGACCCATAATTGGCGACTGTCCATATAATCTAGCCGTCGCACTGTATTTGTTAAAATGTATAATCTCATCCCTTGCAAAAGGTATTTTGTCACTATCTCCACCTAAATCATAAAAATATGCCATCTTTGCAGCAGGAATACCACCTTCTGTTTTTTCATCTTTATCTACAAACTTTCTTGTGATTACATCAAAATAAACGTCATCTCTAAATCTACCATACTCATCTACATGAAATCTCATGTGCTTTGCATCTTCTACCCAAAGCTGTTTGACTACCTTCATCTCACCGCCTTGCACCCTGTCATAAACAATACTAACCCACACATCATCAAATATCTCTAGTTGCCTTATCATTGCCTTAAACAACTCCATACCTGATATGTCTGCATCTCCTCTTGTCGGGTCTCTCAATAAACTTTCTAATATTTTTCTCTCTTCTTTGTCACCAGTGTCACCTATTGCATGATACTCCCAACCTTTTGCTACTGACTGCGAAGCAATACGCGAAATAACCGTTCTTAAATGCGAATAACGGTCTGCTAGCTGCTCTAGGTATCTTTGGTCTATCGGAGGTAATATCGACTCTTGATATTGTGCATTTGTTCCCATCGCAGAATACACAGGAGTCCTTGCCTCTTTTATCACCTGATTAGTGTCATGCGCTATCATCTCCTCTAACGCAGATATTTTTCTTATCGGTTTGCGCCCAAGTATCCTATCGTACCATGCCATGTATGTCCTCCAATGTCTTCATTATGTTATTAAGCCTTTCTGTTTTTTGTAGCAAATCTAATCTCTTCTTTAATGACTTACTCCACCTGTGTCCTGCATCACCACCCATTTGTTTCCACATCACATAACCTTTACTCGGATTACGCCTGTCACCAAAACCCTTAGCTGGCGGGTCTACCTTCTCATGCCTTCTATAATATGTATCAATCTTAACTGCCGTATCATAACCTACGTCCTTTTGCATACGTAACTTACGATTAATCATCTTTGTCACTTTACCACCACCATACCCATGCATCTGACGTAAATCACGGCCATCCATCGCTTCTTTTTTTACACCAATAGGGACCTTATAACGAGTCCTTTTATCTGCCATTGTACTCCTTAACGTATTTTCTAAGCACAGGTTCTACCAATACACCAGTCGGAACATTCTCTGCCTTAGCAATTTCTTTAAGACTAGTTTTAGTATCGTCACTAATCCCGTAAATTTCCAACCGTGTTCGTTTTTTCATAAGTGGTTGGGACGCATGTAAGTACATATAGTATATAAACTTTCCTATACATAATCCCAACTAGCAAAACTTAATCCTTTTTTATTGAGATTTTTTATTGCTAATTCGCACATCCATAACGCCATCACAGCATCAGGCGTGTGACCCTCAAGTCTACCATTCTTACCATACACCAACCTAGACAAACCATCTGTCAACTTTCTAGGGCCTGGTTTACTTGCCTCTCTTATTTCTTTTTGCCACGGGATTTGATAGCGTTCTTTTTCAAACTCCAAGGCCAACCCAGGTATACCCACGTCATGCGAGTGCTTTTCTCTGCCCGTGTTGTGCCCTTCGACAGGTAAGCCCGCCAAATCACTCGCACTATGAACCACAAGTCTCTGATACCCATTCGATTCTATCATTATCGTTTCTGGATTAAAACGTTTCGCAAGCTCGCGTATCTTCAACACCTGAGTCTCTAACCAACCCGAACCCTGTGCCATTACCTTGCCTGTCCAACTGTATAACAACCTACGATGCTCCGTACGCTTATTATAAGCCACAATACAGTAGCTTGTCTCATCGTTTTGACTGTTCATACCCACAGCCAAATCAACGCCCATCATGACGCTTATATCGTCCGTGTAATCTGGAAGTCCCATATCTAAATTTTCATCTAAACATCTCTGCAATACCTCATACGGTATAACTGCACTCTCTGGGTCTAAAGGATTTAACATATACTCAGACTCAAAAGCTCGACTTCCCATTGTCTCCTTTTCTTTGTCAAGACGCTCCTGATTCCAATACTC